CAGAAAGGACAGACACTCTACGGATACGACGAGTTCTAGGTTCCCTAGACTCATTCTAAACTGGGCGGGTTGCATTTTTGCAGCCCCCCCTCCCCCAATCCTATGCTCGAGCCGCACAGCGGCGAGAAGTAGGTTTATGCCATACGCACAGCAATTTTAAACTTTAGGTTCCCTAGCCCTTTCTATTGACATTAGAAAAAAAATAATCGAGATTAGAAACATGATTCCAAATCCAAACATGCAAAATGGTGGTCCCCAAAATTTTATGCAACGAGGGCCAATGAACAACGCAACAAGTGGTGGTCAAGCTTACAACTTCATGTCTGGCGGTAGACCTACGCAGCAACAACCTTATATGCACCCGGCAACAAGACCTCCCCAAGGACAAATGCCACCTGGCGGTCAACGACCTCCAATGCCTCAAGGTATGATGATGCCACAAGGTAGACCAAACCAGCCAATGAATCCTTTTGGCCACCAAAACCCACCACCGCTTCCACAAGGAACACAGGTTCCACCAAACATGGAAACAAAATCTAGCATCACAGATCCTATTGATATGAATAAGATTTCTAACTTTAGCGTCTACATGAATGCTTTGAGGAATCCTAGACAACTTCAAAACCCTATGGCTCAAAATTATCCAGACATTAACGTATTTAATCCTCAGTTTTGACTTTCTAAAAAGAAAGTAGTATAAAAAATATAACAAGAGGTTAATATGAAATATTTAGTTATGACTTTAGTGGTATTGGTAGCTGTTGGTTGTTCTTCAAGCAACATAAATTTAACAGCAAACATTCCAGAATCACAAGAAGTAGACATACATATCCAAACTAAGAACAAAGCAGAGTAATTATGCTGTCGTTATTTGGTAGTCTGCTCGGCTTTGGAACGTCGTTTCTTCCGAACATACTTGGATTTATGGAAAAAGGTCAGTCCAACAAGCATGAGCTTCGTCTCTTAGAGGCTAAGGCAAAGCATGCTGAGGTTCTGAGTAAGCTGAAAGTCGAAGAGCTCGATGCGAAGGCAGACGTAGAGGAGTCCCGCTCCATCTACATGCATGCCTCAGAAATCGCTAAGAATAATAAATCATCTTTTATTTCAGCACTACAAGCCTCTGTTCGTCCTGTCATTACCTATTTCTTCTTTATACTGTTTGCTACAATAAAAGGGCTAGCTGTCTATGTTGCAGTACAAGAAGGTGATGATGTATCTCAAGCTATATTAAATAGTTGGGATCAAGAGACAGCAATTTTATTTTCTACCGTAGTCAGTTTTTGGTTCGGTGGAAGAGCTATGAGAAAAATTAGGGAGAGTAAAAATGGCTAAAGCAGCAACTAAGAAAACAACTACTAAGAAAGCACCTTTGCGTAAGAGAGCTCGGAATAAACAGGGCCACTACATCGCCGATGATCCAGGGACTCCAAACAATGAAGCATTTGGAGAGCCTCCGGTACCATCAATGAAAAAGTATATTGGCATTGGTTTAGCACTTCTTTTGATAGCCTTAGTGGTATTAGCATCATAAATATATCTTATTAATACAATTCATTTGATTAATAGAATAACAGGTATATAACACCCTTATATAAAGGGTAAACATGCTTAATTTAATAAATATAATCTCACTTTCAACTGTAGTTTGGTGCGTCTCTAGTATCATATAACAACATTTAGGTTGCAACGAATCCCAAACCGCTATATGTAGGTGTAATGGAATTTCGTGAATGCAACACCTGTGGTGTAACGAAAGAAATTACGTCTTTTGAGAAATCGTACTCCCGTGGTTCTCAGTATCGCCGACATCAATGTATGGCATGCAAAGCAATTCAAAGAAATGATAGGACAAATAAAGATCCAATTTTGTATCTTCGTAGAGCCTTTAGTCAATTAAAATCAAGTCGTATAAGAAAATCTACCTTTAAGTGGGAATTGTCCTTCGATGATATAAAAAAGAAATGGGACGATGCAAAAGGTAAATGTTCTGTTAGCGGTATGAAGATGACACACTACAGAGACGGTAGTGGTAAAAAAATTCCTACAAATGTTTCTATCGATAGAATTAATAATAAAAAAGGTTATACAAAAAATAATGTTCGACTTGTATGTTGGTGTGTTAATAAGATGAAACATACTATGTCAGACGACGAATTGATGTTATGGGTTAATAGGATTTATGATGGACAACGAAACTAATTTTGAATCTTTAGATGAAGAGCAAATACGTTATGCTCTTGACTTACAAAAAAGATTAAACTTTTTAGAAGAAACTGATGCCTCAAGAAAAAATTTTTTAAAGTTTGTTCAGAATGTTTGGCCTGATTTTATTTTAGGTAACCATCACAAGGTCTATGCAAAAAAATTACAAGACATAGCTTCTGGAAAAATAAAAAGATTAATAATAAATATGCCACCTCGACATACAAAATCTGAGTTTGCATCTATTTATTTTCCTGCTTACATGCTGGGACTTAATTCTAAATTAAAAATAATTCAAGCAACACATACAACAGAACTTGCAACAGGTTTTGGTCGTAAGTGTAAAGCATTAGTAGATAGTCCTGATTATAAAACCATCTTTGAAGATACGAAAGTGTCTCCTGACTCCAAAGCCGCTGGACGTTGGGCTACGACAGATGGTGGAGAATACTTTGCGGCGGGGGTTGGTGCAGCGATTACTGGTCGTGGTGCTGACCTCCTCATTATTGATGACCCTCATTCGGAGCAAGACGCTCTTTCTCCTACTGCTATGGAGAATTGTTATGAGTGGTATACGTCTGGACCTCGACAAAGATTGCAACCAGGAGGTCGTATTGTTGTTGTTATGACACGTTGGTCTACAAAAGATTTGACAGCAGAGGTTCTTAAAAAACAAACAGAAGCTAACTCAGATCAATGGGAGGTCGTTGAGTTCCCAGCTATCTTTGATGACGGAAAGGTTCTATGGCCAAACTTCTGGTCTGAAGACGAACTGCTTAAAGTTAAATCTTCTTTGCCTGTTGCTAAATGGAATGCACAATGGTTACAAAAACCTACATCCGCTGAGGGTGCTATCATAAAAAGAGAGTGGTGGAAAATGTGGGAAGAGGATAAACCACCAGAGTGTGAATATGTGTTGCAATCTTATGATACTGCATTCCTTAAATCAGAAACAGCAGACTATAGTGCTATTAGTACATGGGGTGTATTTTATAAAAATGAAGATTCTGGACCAAGCCTTATACTTCTAGACTGCAAGAAAGGTAGATGGGAGTTCCCTGATTTAAAAAGAATTGCAATGGAGTCATTTTCAGAGCATAATCCAGATGTAGTTTTAATAGAAGCTAAAGCTTCAGGGTTACCTTTAACTCAGGAGTTGAGAAATATGGGGATACCTGTTATAAATTTCTCACCAGGCGGAAGACGCTCAGGCCAAGACAAAGTTTCAAGAGTTCATGCCTGTGCTCCGATGTTTGAGTCTGGACTTGTATGGCGACCAGACTTCCAATGGGCAGAAGAGATGGTAGAAGAATGTGCCTCTTTTCCTTTTGGAGATAATGATGACTTGGTAGATTCCATGTCACAGGCTATACTGAGATTTCGTGAAGGTGGCTTTATACGTCATCCAAGCGATGAGGATTGGGATGAAGATATCCCTAGAAGAAAGGAGTACTACTAATGTTTAAACCAGTAATAGATAAAGTTAAAACACCTAAAGTTGAAAAAACTAAAGGTGAAGTCACAGTTACTGTTCCAGAAGGTCCTGGTGCAGGAACTATGAAATCAATGGGTGCTGCCACTAGAGGTGGTAAGTTTGCAGGAACTTTTTAATATAAGGAAGTCACATGGCTGAGAATCCGTTTGGACAAGGTGGTCCAGAAGACGAGGAGATCCTTATTGAAGGAAATCCTATCGATACTGCTGAAGTAGATCCACAACTTGCCGAAGCAATAGCTTCAGGTGAGATAACAGAAATGGAAGATGGTTCTGTTGAAGTTGGAGAGTTTGTTGAAGAAACAGAAATGCCAGGGGAAGAAATTCCTTTTGATGCTAATCTTTCAGAGTACATGGAAGATCAAGAATTAGGAGCATTGTCTTCTAATCTTATTGCAGCAGTTGATTCTGATATTTCAGCCCGTGAAGATTGGGAAAAAATATACCAACGTGGTTTAGAGCTTCTTGGTGTAGAAGAAGATGACAGAACAGAACCTTTCGAGGGAGCAGCGGGCGTTACGCATCCTGTTCTTGCTGAGAGTGTTACACAATTCCAAGCACAAGCTTATAAAGAATTATTACCAGCTGGCGGACCCGTTCGAGTTCAGATAGTTGGAGAACCAAATCCCGAAACAGAAAAACAATCACAAAGAGTTCAAGACTTTATGAACTATCAGATTTGTTACAACATGGAAGAGTACGACCCTGAGTTAGATCAGCTGTTGTTCTATTTACCTTTATCTGGTTCTGCGTTTAAGAAAGTTTACTATGACGAAATGAAGGAACGGCCTGTGGCACGTTTTGTTCATTCTGAAGATATTATTGTGCCTTATAACTCTGTTGATTTATCAAATGCTATTCGTCTAACGCACAGATTAAAAATGACAGGCAACGATGCTCGTAAGTTCCAAGTATCTGGAGTTTACAGAGATGTACCTGTTAAACCAACACATGTGTATTCAGACCTAGAAGAAACTATAGAGAAAGTTTCTGGCGAGTCTGCTACAAATACTTACGAAGAAGATGATTTAGAAATTTATGAAATTCATACCTATTTAGATTTACCAGGCTTTGAAGATATGGGTCAAGATGGTGAACCAACAGGAATCAAGGTACCTTATATTGTTACAATAGATGT